CAACCACCTCAACGGTACCCCGGGACGCCTGCGGGTCGATGCGGGAGGCTACGCTGTCCGATAACGATCTGCTGCGACTGCTGGCTGAAATCAAAACCCTGGCCCTGTCTCCCTACCCATTCCCCGACGACGAGGAGTATGAGCTGCGGCTGGTGTTGGCGCTCGGCCAGATCGCCGGCATTTGCGATGCGCAGCTTTCGGCCAGCGAGCACATCGCCAGCGCCCTTTGCTGGTGCCGGCCGGTGCAGGATGAGGACGAGGAGGGTGTGTGGCTACATGGGACCAGAGATCGCTTGCGCTGGCCGCCAGATGGGGTGAAAGGGCTGGTGGCTACTTCGGATGCCAAAAATGCTTGAGGGGACTACAGAGCGTTCTTAGAGCCTCTACGGGGCATCGAATGTTTTGTATGGAGCGGGGACGCCGATGGCTTCTGACGGGCTGGCGCAGGCGACGCGAGGACGGCGCGGCGGACGCGGTGGCAAGGTGTATGACGAGGATCTAGCCGAGGAGATCTGCGACAGGCTCGCCGCCGGTGAGCCGCTTAACCTGATCTGTCGTGACCCGCACATGCCGGATGAGAAATCGGTCCGGCGATGGGCATCGGAAGGGGAGGATAGTCGATATTACGCGCCAGGCTTTGGGCCGAGGTACGCGCGTGCAAAGTCAATGGGTTACGAGAGATTAGCCGATGAAGTGATAGCGATCGGAGACGCTCCGATCTTGTTCGATGGCAAGCCCGACAACGCCATGGTTCAGCATGCGCGGCTGATGTCGGAAAACCGCAAGTGGCTGCTCTCTAAGATGCTACCAAAACAGTTCGGTGACAAGGTGACGGCGGAGCTGGTCGGTGACAGCGATAGACCGCTGGTCACTCGCATTGAGTTGGTGCCCGTCGACCCGCGACCGATCATCGACGTGACCCCGAAGAAGCCCCGAAAACCGCGGGATCGGAAGCCTGGTGGTGGCCCGAGGTAAGGACGGCGAGGATAACTGGCGCAAATCCTGAGGTTTTGCGCTGATATCTACCGCCTTTGTAGCGGTAGGTGTCGTCTGAGTGCGGGTGCTGTCTGTCTATATACGCGCGCGAGGGCGTGCGGGTCAGGCTGGTTGGATAGCCCCAACCTCTCCCCCACACCCCCGGGCCACCCCCGGGGGCACCCGTCAGGAAATTGGGTTCCCATCGCCGTGGCGGTGGCCCCACCACGCACCGACGTGTGTGTAGCTCCGGGCGATTTATTTTTTTAGCTATCGGAAAAAGTTTCATTCAACCTACGCGTTAGAGGCCGAGTTAGCGCACGGTGTGGACGAAGGATTATCTTGTCCGGGGTTTTGTCCAACGGCAGCGGTGTCGGCCATGGGGGCCGTGGCAGTTGCATGCGGCGGCGGATTATGCCGATGAGTGGCATGCATTGTATCGGGTGGAGGATGCGCGGCGGCGGTTGAAGCGGGCGCGGGCCGAGGCGGAAGACGCGAGGGCGGCGGTACTGGCGTGGGATGCGGCGGCCACCCGGGACGCGGTGGCGGCTGCGGTTTTGCGGTCGGGGGAGCCGGCCAGGGCGGAAGCGCAGCGTCGGCGGGTAGAAGCGCTGCGTGTTGCTGAAGAGAGAGAAGCCGAGGTCCGGCGCGAGCGGGACGCGGCTGGCCGCCGGGTGAGGGTACTGGATGCCAGGAGGAAAGCGGCGGCTGCCAAGCGGGCGGCGGTGGTGTCGCGGGAGTATTGGGGGGCTTGGGTGCGCAAGGTGCGCTCGCGGCCGCGGGTCCAGCGGCCGCTGGATATGGGTGGCCCGCGGGATCAATGGCTGAGCTTTGAGCTGGGGGACGGGAAGCTGTGACGCAAAAGTGGGCGAAGGATGAGCGAGTTCGATGAACGGTTCACCAACGCGATCCTCAATTTCTGTGCCGGCAAGACGTATCGGGAACGCATGCGACTGATTGCCGACATCTTGACTGCATTCGGCAACCTCGAAGCTGCGGGCGACAACTCGGAGGTTGCGCGCGTGTTGTTTGACGCGGCAACGCATATCGACGGGCGCGCTTGATGCCGGCGGGACAGATTGCCCTTCCCCGGAAATTGGTGGAGGTGTTCAGCGGTGATGCCCTCTACCGGGGCGCATTCGGTGGAAGGGGCAGCGCCAAGAGCCGCAGCTTCGCGAAAATGGCGGCGGTATATGGTCTCAGATGTGCCCAAGCCAGAGAGAGCGGGGTTATTGTCTGCGGTCGGGAGTTCCAGAACTCCCTGGACGAGTCCTCCATGGCGGAGGTCAAGCAGGCGATCGAGACCGAGCCGTGGTTGAATGATAACTATGAGATCGGGGAAAAGTACATACGGACCAAGGATGGTCGGATAGATTTTACCTTTGTCGGCCTGCGCCGCAACATCGAGAGCGTCAAGTCGACCGCGCGTATCCGTCTTCTGTGGGTCGACGAGGCCGAGCCGGTATCGGAGCAGGCTTGGCAGAAGGCGATCCCGACGGTGCGGGAGGAGAATGCGGAGATCTGGGTGACGTGGAACCCGGAGCGGCGGGCCAGTCCAACGAACCAGCGCTTTCGCGAGAACCCGCCGGAGAACAGCAAGATCGTGCAGGTAAACTGGCGCGATAATCCGTGGTTCCCCAGCACGCTGGATCAGATCCGGCGAGAGGACGAGCAGAAGCGGCCGGAGCAGTACCCGCACATTTGGGAGGGCGACTACGCGACGGCGCATGTCGGTGCCTACTTTGCTGCCCTTCTCTCGGAGGCGCAGCGGGAGGGCCGGATCGGTAAGGTTTCCCGGGATCCGCTGCTGCCGATCAAGGCGTTTGTCGATATCGGCGGCACGGGGGCCAAGAGCGATGCTTATTCCTGCTGGATCGCGCAGTTCGTCTCCCGGGAAGTACGAGTGCTGGACTATTATGAGGCTATCGGAGAGCCATTGGCGGTACACCTTCAATGGTTACGAGACCGAGGCTGGGGGAAGGCCCATATATACCTTCCGCACGATGGCGCCAGCCACGACCGGGTCTACGACGTTTCTTTTGAAAGTGCGATCCGGCAGGCGGGCTTTCCGGTAGAGGTGATCCCTAACCAGGGAAGAGGCGCAGCCAGGATGCGAATTGAGGCGGCTCGAAGGCTCTTCCCGAGTATCTGGTTTAACGCCGAGACGACCGAGGCCGGCCGTGACGCCTTGGGGTGGTATCACGAGCGCCGCAGTGAAGACATCCGTGATGTGGGTTTAGGTCCAGATCATGATTGGTGTCTGGCCGCAGGTACGCAAGTATTAACTACAAGCGGCTGGCGGCGGGTCGAAGATATCCGAGAGCATGAGCAAGTCGTGACGCCTATTAGTAAGCGTCGGATTATTCGTTCTGGAATTGTGCGGACGACAAGCGAATGGGTAACGGTGAGGGGCATACGTTGCACGCCGGAACACCGGTTTTTTACGAGCCGGGGCCTCGTCGAGGCCCGCAATTTGCGCTTCCGGGAAAAGTTCTGGACCCGCAGCGATTGGGGCCTGCACATCCTCGCGTGCTTGTCTGTGACGTGGTCTTCAGGCTTAAAGACCGCTATTACGTCGGCAACCCCAGAAATCAGCCGAGAGGACCAGGACGCCGTTCCGTGCTCTTACACCGGGTGGTGTATGAGGCTGTTTATGGTCCAATTCCAGAAGGTCACGAGGTCCATCATCGGGATGATGACCCGTTTAACAGCCATCCTGACAACCTCGAGGCTCTGCCCCGTTTTATCCACCGCAGCGGCCATAAATCCGAGCCACGGTACGTCTGCGTTTGCCGGGTATGCGGCAGAGAATTTGGCTGCTACCAGTCTTTCGGCAGCCGATGCAGTCCCGCGTGCAAGCGGAAGGATCACGCACGGCTTGAGGGAGAGCGCCGCGCCCGGGCCCGCGTATAATCTGACGGTTGACGTGGACGAATGCTACTTCGTGCGCGGCGATGATGGCGAGGCGTATCTAGTCTCCAACTCAAGCCATAGCGCCGATGCGTTTGGCTTGATGGCGGTGGCGTATGAGACCCCGCAGGGCCGGCCGCAGAAGCTGAAATACCGTCAGTTGGGTCTCGTGTGAGCGAAGAGCCGCGCGGCGGAGCCGCGGGGGCTGTTGCTGACATCAGCCGCGGCCTGATCAGCGCGCTGCCGCCGGCGTTTTTGATGCTGTGCGTATTGAATGCGGCTTTTCTCGGCGGGACATTGTGGTTCCTGTCCAACCAGATGGAAAAGCGCACCGAGATCGTCAGCAAGATGCTGGACCGGTGCATGGAGCAGCGAAAGTAAGGTGAATGAAGGCCCTCGCCCTGGCGCTGCATATGGTGCTGTTGCACCGGGTCGATGGTGGCGAGGTTGCGATCAACCCGGCGCAGGTTACCGTCCTGCACCCTACAGCTTCGTCGACGGGCGGGTCCAACAAATTGCTGACCAAAGACGTGCACTGTGTCGTCGGTCTCTCCGACGGCAAATTCGTCAGCGTGATCGAGCCGTGTGATCTGGTGCGCAAGCTCATAGAGGAGGCGGTGCCGTGATCGTCAAACTGACTTACACCAACGCGTTGGCTGTCCCCGTCCTGTTGCGCTCCAACATGGGCACGGGCCAGCCGTTACAGCCTCATCAGCCGCTGGAGATGACGTTTCAGTTGGAGCCGGATGCACAAGGCGTCGCTCAGCTAATTTTGATCTGCGAGCCGGGCTGACAAAGCCGAATTTCCGACGACTGGGGGCGGCCATATCGGCCGCCTTTTCTTTTGCAAAAGGGGACAAATCTCAATGCCTTATGTAGCAGTCAGCCGCAGCCCGATCCATGTCCGGCACACCGGGGAGGGCGGCCCGGTGGACCCGGGCTACGGCGTGCCAGGTGGCGAATACCCGAGCCAGGGGCCGGTGGCCCCGGAAGGTCCGGTTGACCCGGGATATGGGTTTCCGTTGCCGCCGGTGGCGAGCCATCCGATCGTGCCACCATCCTCGCCGGGGCATCCGAGCCAGGGCCCGGTGCCGCCGACCTACCCGGTGGACCCCTCCTACGGCCTCCCGATGCCGCCGACTGTGTGGCCGCAGCCGCCGCGTCCCACCGACCCCGACTACAGCGTCCCGCTGCCGATCAGCCCTTCTCACCCGATCTATACCCCGGACCCCGGTGCGCCGGATAACAGCCTGCCATTGCCTCCTGGCGCGGTCTGGCCGCCGCTGCCGCCCGTTCTCGACGGGGGTGAGGTATTGGTTCTCGTTTGGATACCGGGCGTGGGCTGGCGCTGGACGGTGATCGATACGGAGCTGCAGCCGGAGCATCCGATTGCGCAGCCAGTCTATCCGAGCCACCAGCCGGTGCCGCCGAGCGGTGAGCATCCCTCGCAGGGTCTGCCTCGCCCGCCGGGCCAGGGTCGTCCGCCGCGGCCGGATAATACCCTGCCGGGCAGCGGCGAGCGGCCCGACAACACCTTGCCGCCGAGCGCGCAGCCCAAGACGTAACCGGATCAGACGAGGCGAGGCGGGCCATTAACCGGCCCGCCTCAACGACTCCATATGGAGGTTTGATATGAAGCACCTGTTAGCTGGCGCAGCAGTGGTTGCTCTGCTTGCCGGCATGCCGGCCAAGGCCGACACGATCATCACGTTTGGTCAAAATAGTGGTGCGAATACGATCACCGGCACCGGCGGTCTCGGTGGCACCACGATCACCGGCAGCGATATCGCGGTGACTATTACTCAGATCGCCAGCGCCGATCCGACGCCAATCAGTGCCTTCCTCGACCTCAGCGCGGCTAATACAACGGGCGCTACGGTGACGGGCGGGGTTGTCGTGACGCAGCAT